GCGGGTCGTCCAGCGACACGGCCAGTACATGCTGTTCATGCCAACCCTCCCGCTTGACCTGCTCGGGATCGCGGCGCTGGCCGCCATAGCCCTTGGGGTAGAGCCTCATGCCACACCGCCTTGGGTCTCAAGGGCCCAGTGCAGGATGGCTATCGCGTCAGCCTCGTTGTCATCCGCCGGGCTGTAGCCACGGGCTCGGGCCGCTGCGATCATGGTTTGTTTGTTCGCATTGCCGTGGCCTGTGGAATGGCGCTTGATGGTGCCCACGGGCACGCCTTCGTAAGGAAGGCCACGCAATTCGCCCCACGAGGTTAGTGAGGCCATAAGGCCACCATAGACATGGGCCGCATCGGTCCCGAGGTGACGGCGCACCTCCTCAAACCAGATCGCCGAGATCGGCCCGGACAACCGGTCGATTTCCGTCAGCCAGTTGGTGAAACGCAGGTAGCGCATACCGCCACCGTCGTAGCGACCAGGCTTGAAGCTGACAGTGCCGCTGGTGATCAGACCGTCATAGCTACGGATAGCCCAGCCGGTGGTGGTGCCGAGATCGAGCGCCAGAATGCAGCGCGGATTTTCGTTGGATTGGGTCATTAAAGACCTCCTCTTCGCTTGTGCGAGCGTGGCGAGAGGGCTGGCCGGTGAAGGCTGCGGTCTCGCCAGGCCCCGAAGGGTGGTCTGGTCATGTCAATCACGGGGCGAGCGGGCCGCCCAGGACTTCTTTCAATTCCTTCAACGGGGCATCTTGAAAGAAGTTAGCCCCTAAGGCGTTGATCCCTATATATAATATAACTTCTTTCAATATTTCAATTATTTCATGAGGTACCTCATCCTTATTTATACCGCGCGCGCGAGGATACACATATACAGGGATCCCCTTGAAAGATTGAAAGAAGTAAAGGAAGTCAAAATACCCATTTCTTACAGGTACTTGGACCCAAACTTCTTTCAATTGAAGAAACCGCCGGTTTGAAGGAAGTCCCTGGATCGCGTCAGCAACCGGTAAACCATGGCCCGCCGTCCGCCGGTATCCCGCATGCCGGTGGTGATGTCCCCGCTCTCGATCAGGGTGAGCAGGATCTCATCGCGGTCACGGGATTTCAGCCACTGTGAAGCCCGAGTAATCTCGGACTTGGTGATGCCCTTGGCACCCGAGCCTCGGATGATTTCCTTCAACCGCTTCAGATGCGCCTCGGTCTCGGTGTCCGCGACATGCCGCTCCACCGCCTCCATCGTACGCTGTGCATAGTGCCGTACAAAACTGATAGCCCACTCCGCAGCCGTGATATCGATCTCGGGTTGAACAGGGTCGCGCCCAACCGCCACGATCAGCGCGAGCTTCAAAGCGTTTTCTCCGATCCGGGCGAGGATCGCCGTGAAGGCTGTGCCAGCCGCGGCCCGCAATTCCTCCGTTAACTCGATGCTGAGCTGGCGGAACCGGGCGCGTGCCTCCTCGGTCATGGGTACGATCATCGGGTTCACGGCGGTGTTCTGATCCGCCGTCTTGCCCGCGAGATTGCCCTTTAGAGTGCCGCCGCCTGATGCAATGAGCTGCAGCCCGTTGATCAGTGCCGGAGGGGCCTTTCGGATGCCTACGGCGATGTTTTCGTCCGGGTAGTCCTCGTCGCTGGGCAGAATAAGGAAGCGCGCAAGCGAACCATCCACCACGTTGGCACCTTGCAGTGCGCCCCAGAAGTGCAAGGGCGTCGTGGTGCCGTAGACGCAAAGGCATGGCTGGTTGATGTCGCGCCGCTCATTCGTGCCGTCTCGGTTGGCATATTCTGCCCCGAGGAAGATCCCGCCGGCCGAGGTGTAAAGCTCGGTCATGTTATCGAGGATCTCGGTGATGTGGCGCGGGCTGCGCTTGCGGTCTGCGGCGGCCGACAGGAACATCCCAAACTCGTCGATCTGGAACAGGATCGCAGGCTGACGATGAAGCGCAGTCAGAAGCCCCGCGCCTGAGGCGATCTTGTTGCCCCCTAGGTGGTGCGCCAGCCCCGCCTCAAAGAAGGTCTCGTTGATGATTTCCCGGGAGTGATTCTTGCCCGACCCACTATCCGCGATGCCTACGACATAGAGGTTCGAGCGCAGGTTGCTCTCGGTGCGGTAGTTCCGACCCATCAGCGCGCCGATAGCGCAGAGGCTGGCTCCCAGAGACAGGAGTGGCTGCGGGCGCCGGGCGGTGGACAGCATGTAATCCGTCAGATCACCCACCAGCCCGTCAGGGATGGCCAGAGAGAACGGCAGCGCGGCTTGGGCTGCTGGTGACACGGTTGCCGTCACATCCAGCCTCGCGAGAAGCCCCGCCGCCGGATGGTCTCCACCATCGGGCAGGCTGCCATCCAGCCGCAGTTCAGCATCGGGCTGCCAGCCGCGCTCCATGGCGAGATGGTAGATCGTGCCAGCGCCGATCCGGTCAGGCTTGAAGCTGGCCCAAGCCTTCAGCGTGGTGGCAGGCACATCCTTCGCTGCCTGCGCTGACCAACTGGCGAAGATATCGGCCCCAGCCTCGCCAAGCGCCCCTTTCAGCGCCATCCCGACCCGCATCCAGCTGTCGTAGTCCAGCTCCGCGTTTGGCAGCCAACCGAGCGCCGCCTCAATGGCGGGCAAGGTACCGGTCTGGCTGTGACTGCCTGAGGTTTCCGCTGGGGGAGACACGGCTGCTAGCCCCCGCTGACGCAGGACCTCTGGCAATAGTTCATAAGCCTCGTCCAGAAACGCTGCAGCAGCCTCGCCCGTGATTTCGGGCAAGTCGGTGATGTCGACATCCGCCAACCCCTCCTCAGGCCACGCATAGGGTGCGCCCGTGTCCGGATGGATGGCATAGGCCACAAACTGTTGCCCAAGGCAGAGCACCTCGAGCGGGTGGCGCTTGATGCCCCGGAAAGGCTCGGGCGTACGATAGACCAGCATGCGTTTTGGCGCACGTCCAATGCGCAAGGCGGGTGTATCGCCTAGGCGGGAGCGCACCAGTTGCTCAATCCTTAGCGCCAAGTCTGCGTCGTCTTTGATATCGATATCGACCGCAGCGACAGCGCCGCCCACGATCCCGATGCCGCAATCGGGCCAGGACGACCATGTGGACACCTCGACCTCGGTCGTGCCGCGCTCGGCATGGCGGTTCCATTCCGGGTAGTCCGCCCATGCCCCGCGCAGGAAGCGGCCGGGCTTCTTTGTGCCCGGGCCGATGGGCAGGATGGCATAGCCATTGGTCACAAGCCGCGCGCCGAAGCGCGCCATGAAAGATGTGCTGGCCATCAGAAAGGCACCTCTGGGGTCATGGCATCGAGGCGTGTGCGGTCCTGGCCCGCCAGCTCGCGCAAGTGGTCGCAATATCCGGTGACAACCACATCAATGAAGCGGTCCCACTCGGTCTCAGTGAGGGTGACAAGATCGGATTTACCGATGCTATCGAGATACGCGCCGCCCATTTGGCCGCCGACCGTCATCGCCTGCATCTCATTCGGGGTGGGATCGATCATGCCCGCCCTCCCGTGGCAGATGTCTTGGCAGGTACGACTGCAGAGGTGCTTCCGGCTGGCATCCCGGCACGGGTCCGAGACCTGGAAATTCCGGTCGAACCAGCCAAACCCACGAGGTTGCCGGTGGCAGACGGCGCAGAGGCCGGGGTGGGATTGGGGCATGGATCGAACCTATGGCCGGAGATTTCGACATAGCGGCCCGCGGCGCGGACCGAGATTGCGCTTGGGCGATCAAGCCGCGAGGCTTCCGCGATGGCCTGATCTACGCTGAGCGGCACTGGGCAGCCTGGGGCGTGCTTGCGCCACCATTCCGCCGCCTTTTGGCGGGCATAGCCCTGATGTTCGATGCAGACCCATTCGCTGTAGGACTTCAGCCCGCAGCTGTATGTGACCTTGAGCGAGGGCTGCCCACCCAGCTTGTCGTGGCGGGTATAGGAGACACCGTGCACGGGTAGCCATTGTTGCTTCGGCGACAGGACGGGAAGTGTGGCCGCCGTCGGCGCGATTTTGACCTCCCGGGCCGGGAAGACATAGCCGCAGTCCGGGCATTCCGCGGCTGAGAGCGCGATGATGCTGTCGCAACCCGGGCAGAGCTTGGTCGGGGCCTCGCCACAGCCTGGCTCGCCGGGCCTCCGGGGACGCACCAGATCGATCGGCCCGTGGCGGCGGACATTGCCAGCGAAGTCGAGCACCAGGCAGTTCTCCTTGCCCGGCGCCAGACGCGTGCCACGGCCGACCATCTGCACATAGAGGCCGGCTGACTTGGTGGGGCGCAGAAGCGCGATCAGATCGACGGCAGGGGCGTTGAACCCAGTGGTCAGCACACCCATCGAGGCCAGCGCTCGGATTTCACCGCGTTTGAAGGCGGCGATGATCGCGTCCCGTTCCTCCTTCGGTGTGTCGCCGAAGATGGTGCGGCAGATGATGCCTTGGCGGTCGAACTCCTCAGCCACATGGCACGCGTGTTCGACGCCCGAACAGAAGGCCAGCCAGGACTTCCGGTCATGGCCATGCGCGATGATCTCGGTCACGGCCGCGCGGGTGATGGCGTCCTGGTCGACCGCCGCCACCAGATCGCGCGCAATGAAATCCCCCGCGCGGCTGCCGACCTTCGAGACATCGAGCCGCGTGGCGGGCTGTTTCGACACGAGTGGGCTGAGATATCCAGCATCGATCAGATCGCGCACCGGGGCCTCGAACGCGATGTCCGTGAAGAGCGCGTTCTTGCCCTCGTGCAACATGCCGCTGTCGACCCGGAAGGGCGTGGCGGTCAGCCCGATCACCTTGAGCGCTGGGTTGATCGCGTTCAGCGCGTCGAGGAAACGCCGATACATCGTGCTCGATTTGCCGGGGATCAGATGCGCCTCATCGATCAGCACGAGATCCGTATGGCCGACCTCATGGGCGCGGCGGTGGATCGACTGGATGCCAGCGAAGAGGATCTGCGCTTGCGCCTCGCGCTTACCCAAGCCCGCCGAATACATACCGGCCGGGGCCTCGGGCCAAAGCCCGATCATCTCGGCGTGGTTCTGGGCGATCAGCTCACGCACATGGGTCACGATAAGAATGCGCTGGTCAGGCCAAGCCTTCAGCACGCCTTCGATGAAGGCGGCTGCCACGAGCGACTTTCCCGCAGCGGTTGGAAGAATTACGATCGGATTACCTTTGTTTTCTTGGAAATAGCCATAGATCGCCGCAATCGCGGCCTGTTGATAGGGGCGCAGGGTCAGCATGGCGCGGCCTCCGTCGTTCGGGCGTCGTTTGCCCAGGTGGAGCCATCGGCCATGCGGTAGGTGACGACATCGTCGCCCGCATCGATGACCTCGCCCGGGACGAGATCGGGGATGAAGAGATGTCTGCTGCAGGCGGCCCGCTGCTCAGCAGGCGACAGCATTCTGTCATGACGCGCGCAGTGCCATCCGCCATCGACAGGCGTCGCATGCAGGCAGGATCGACAGGTCACGGCCGCCCCACCCCCCTGATGACAGGCGCCATGGTGATCGCAGAACCGGCATTCAAACCAGGTCGGGTCCTCGCTGATCCGCGCGGGCGGATGCTGGGCGAAGATGATGCGCCCGGCCTTCTCCAGCAGGCGCTCGGCCATGGCGCTGTCAGCCTTGATGCGCTCGATATGCAGCGCGTCAGTGTCCTTGCAGACTGCCACATAAAGCGCGCGGGTGATCCCCGTCAGATGCATGTAGATCTGCATCTGCGCGGCGTGCTGGGGCTTGGCCAGCCCCACGCCCTTGGAGGTCAGTTCGGTGAAGCTCTTGACCCCGTGGGTCTTGAACTCGAGCACATGCCAGGTCTTGGGCGACTCCAGGAGCCCTAGGGCCACGCCGTCGAGCGATCCGCCGAAATGGCCACCATGGGCCTCAACACGGAACTGGCGACCGGTTTCGGGATCGACCTCGAGCACGATCGCGCCAGTGGCGCGCAGATTGCGCACGAGCCGGTCCTCTTCCAACTGACCCGTCTCGAAAAGGCGCAGCAGGCGGCCGGAATGGCGCGAAGGTGTGACCCAGCGGAAGTCGTACCAGAGTGCGCGGGCACAGGATTTGCCAATGATCGAGGCACCGAGGTGGTCGCGGAAGCCATCACCCTGACGGGCCTCATAATCAGCATAGATCGCCGTCAGCGTCGGCGTGGGGGCTTCAGGAAGCTCGGCCATCACATACCCTCCCGCTCACTGCGAGCCTGAGCCTCGGCCATAATGCCGCTCCAGGTCTCGGGGTCATGGCGTTCGCGCAGGATGCCGATCAGCGCGTCTTTGAGTTTTTCGCGGCGGCGACGCCCAGTGCCTTGGGCCAGAAGCTCCGCCCGCTCGCGGCTCAGATGCCGGAGCGCTGTGCGGGCCCGGTGGAACCAGTCGGGGTCGATGGGTTTATGGCCACGCTGCCGGGCCAGATCGGCTGTCGCGATCTGCGTGCGGATCTTTGCAATCGCGTCATCGAGTTCGATTAATCGCCGCTTATCATCAGGCATGGCGGGGGTGGTCGCGGCCGCGGGGGCCGCATTGGTCATGTAAGTCATGGGAATTTCCTCAGATGGGGGGATGCGCTGCCCCGTCAGTCAGGGCGCAGGGCAGCGCAAAAGCTCAGCCCTTCTTATTCCAGGGCGCAGAGGCCATTTTGGGCGGCACCGAAGAACCGGCCGGATCGGGCGCGGGCTTTGCCGGACGAGCGGCCGGGGCTGCGCTCTTTTCGGCAGGAAGATAGGCAATCGCGTTGCTCTCGCCGTAGCCGTTCTTCGGCGGGCGGATCTTCACCTGGATCGTCATCGGGATCAGGTGCAGCTCCTCGCTGTCGCTAACATGCATCCGGCCCGTGGCGTGGCAGATGGCCGACAGCGTGCGCTGCGCGATTTCCACCGTGGTTGGGTTCGGGTTCACAAGGTTCAGCTGGTCGAAGATCTTCCGGCCCTGCTGCTCACCTTCTAGAATGTCGATCATCAGCCACAGAAACTGACCCATACCGTTCTTGGTGACGCGCATCTCGCTTTCAACAATCTGGGCGCGGTATTTGCCGGCGGGCAGCAGCTCATAAGCGGTGGTGGGCTCGACGCTGGTCGCGTCAAAGGAGGTGTCGAAACGTGCCATGGTCTTATCCTTTCAAGGCAATCATTCAGGTTGGGGCATAGCTGTGAGGAACTCCGACCACTCAAGTGGCAGGGTGTCCGGCAGGCCGTAACGGTTTTTGGCGAGGAAGGCGGGACGCTCCTCAGTGTGCATGACGCGGGCACCGGACCCGAGCGCCCGGGTCACCTTTTTGTTGAAGCCAACATCGGATTTGGCAACCGAGATCTGGTAGTTGGCGAAGAGCACAACATCGGAATGCTCCTGCAAGAGCGCCGAAGCCCGGGTCTGCAACTTGATCACATAACGGTCGTAGGGCTCGTGCTCGGGGCTATCAAAACGCTTGATGTCGGTATGGGCGATCTGGATGACCACCATGCCCTTCTGGTCGCGAAGCGCATTCAGCTTGTCGAGATATTCCCGCCAGACATTCAGAGCTTCGGCATAGCCCTTGCCGAACCCCGGCGCCTCAATCGAGACCCAGTTGCTGCGCTTGCAGGTCTCGGCCCAGATCAGCGGCTCCAGCCAGTCGACGCTGTCGACGACGACCGTGCCGAAATCGTGGTCCTCGTTCAGAAGCGCATCAAGGGCTTCCGCCACCTCCCCATAGCTCGTCGCCAGCGGAAAATGCGGCACCTGCAGCTTGCCGAGCCCATCTTCAGTCATGATAAACACCGGACGATCGGCAGCGGCAGCGAAGGTGGATTTGCCCACCCCAGCCACACCGTGGATCAGAATGCGCGGCGGCGTCAGCGCAGAGGTCTTGCGCAGGGATGCGAGAGAAATTGCCATCAGTTCGCCCCCTCCTTCAGCATAAGGCGGAACTTCGGCTTCCCCGAGCGGACTGTGCGCGCGGGCTCAAACCCCTTGCGCCAACTTTCGGGCATTGCGCCGAATTTACGCTCGGAGACAGACAGCTTTGTGTCGATGAAGTCAGACGGGTCTTCGCCAACGGAGGCGATGTTCCCAGCGATCTCGGCCAGCTTGCCTTGGTCCCAGTCGATACGCTTGGGCAGGTCCGCGATGACGGTGACGCCGTCATCCTCAAACCGTATGGTGCCAGTGTCCTTGCCTTCGTGCTGGCGACATTCAGAGGCGCGCGCCGCATAGCGGACCTCAAGGGCAAGCGCGAACCGCTCGGTCACCGCCTTCATACGGTCGATGGCAACATCGATTTCTGCTTGGACGGCTGCCAGAAGATTTGGCGGCATAAGAGCCAGTTCTGTGACCGGCATATTGAGCATGTCATCCACGCTCGGGGTGTTTTCTGGGAAAGCCATAGGGGGCTCCTTTCAATAGAGATCAAAATTCGGCGACCAAAGGCACCGTTGGGTTTGATTGAGGCTCGGTTGGTTTGGGCCGTGCGATCGCAAGGTAG